ATTACTGCCCTGATACCACTTGCTCACCAAGTAGCCGACGCTCTCATTAGGGCTTGCAAAGTCCATGAAGCTGGCTGAGGTGTTGACCCGTTGGCCACCAACGACCTCCCACGTATTGCGGCGAGTGCCTGCCCCTTTCTGACCGAAGTAGTTGTTGCGTCCGCTGGTGGAACGCCCCCAGTCCGATTCGAGAGCCCACTGTGCTGCCACCAACTCTGGGAACTTGGCACCGTTGGCACGAGCCATGGCAACAACCTTGTCCCACCCAGGGCCGCCGCTTCCGCCTCTTGTAGACCGGGTAGCGACATACGACTGACCGCCGCCACCGCTGTACTCAGGAGGCAACGTGGCAGCTGCAGCCGGCGGCATGATCATCTGCATCAGCCAGCTACCTGGCGAGAAGCTGTTGTATCCAGTCGGGACCATGCCGAGGCCCAGGCTGCTGTAGTTGGCGCTGGAGATGGTCTTGCCTTGCCGCTCGCGGATCAGCTGCTGTTGCAGGTATTTGGAGATGGTTCCATCCCGATCCATGTCGGGATAGAAGCGGGTCATCTGCTCGAGCAGATAGCGAGTCGTTGACGTATTGGCGCGACGAGCAAGGTTGTAGAGCTCTGGGCTGGCTGGCTTGCCGTTGTTGAGGTTCTGCAGCTCTGAGTGCAGCCACGGCTTACTCATCACAGGCCGTGCTTGGTAGGCCTTGACGGTGGAGTCGGGGATGCTGCCGGCTTTGCTGCGATCAATACCTCGCACGTCAGGGCCAGGCTTGGTGCCCTGCTTGGGCCCAGTACCCACCGACCCCTGGCCGACCTCACCAGGGTTCATGCCCGTGGCCTGGCTGTAGATCCGTGCGTACTCAGGCGATTTACGGGCAGCAGCTACTGCTTGGCTGACGATGACGTTCTGGGCAGAAGGCGGGATGCGACCCACGCCGGGGTTTTCCTTGCGCCAGGCGTTCATGCCAGCCATCACCTGGCGGACATACAGGTTCTCCAGATCGATCGCAAAGGCGGCCAGCTTGTTGGGGGCAGCGCTCATGGCTCCTCCCACCGTCATGCCTGGCTGCAGCAGCAGCGACATGGCTTCGCCTTTGGGATCCAACGACTTGATGGGTCCAAGGCCCATGTCTTGTTTGATCTCACCCTTGATCTGCCCAAACAGGCCCTCGGGCATGTCGTTGAACAGCTTTTCGCGCTCGTTAATGCGGGTCTGCAATTTCTGGCGAAGCTGCTCTCTGGCCTCGCCCGTGCCTTCGCGCATTGCGTAAGCATCGGCCTGGGCCCGAACCCGACCAATGTTCTTGGGCGACAACGCATCGGGCGAAAGGTTGTCCACCCAGTTCTCGGCAGCCGCTCGTTCCTCGGCCGTCAAGCTGTATGCAGCTCTTGCAAACGCCTGCGATTGGGTCGCCTTGTCTCCCAGGTAGTTGTGTATGTCTAGATAGCCGAGCCGCAGCCCATAGTTCTCGGCGGCAATCAGGCGCCGCTGGTAGTCCTCTGAATCAACAACAACGCCCGGATACCCGGGGCCGTCCTTGCCGTAGTAGAAGGCGTCCATCTGTTGGCCTAGATCCTTCTGCTTCAGCTCGAACTTCTGGGTTGTCAGCTGCAAACCCTTGTTCTGCATTTCAAGCAGCTGAACAGGGTTGGCATCAATGAAGCGCGGCCGCTTATCGAGAGGATCGTTGGGGCTGCCGACGCGAATTTCGCGGACAATTCCTTCAATCGCCGGGTTGCGGCTGAGCAATGCGAGGTTGCCGTAGACCTGCTGCATCGCATCTTTTTTCTTGTCACCCGCCAGCAGCCGAAGGCCTTGGTCGATCTGATTGGTCAGAACCAGACCGGCCAAGGAGTTAAAGCGTGGGTCGGTACGGGTGATGACTGAACCATCAGCCATCGACACGCCGTTCCTGAGGATCTGAGCCAGCACCCCGTTGACTGCGCCACCCGTTGCCTCAGTGGTGGTGCGAGCTGTCTCTTCGTTCCACAGCTTGCGGTGCTGCTCGGTGTACGTCTCCCATGCCTTGTTGACGGCGGGCACGACATAGAACTGACTCTCCAGCTCATCGCCCGTCAGCCCATAGGCAGACATGACCTTGTTGGTGATGGCTGCTTTCTGTTTGACCAGCTCACCGCTGCCAGGGGCCAAGCCAGCTCGAGCACCAGCGTTGACCGCCAGGTCGTTCAGCAGGGCGTCATCAACTTCGGCTGCGGCCATCTGGGCTACGGCCCGCTTCCGGCCCACCTGGCTCCAGGGGTTGGAGTCCTGCAGCAGCTGTGAAGCCACTGGGTCAACCTTCTGCAGCTGGTTGATCTGCGCAGCAGCGTTGGCAGCGCCTTGCTCCTGCTGCACCTGCAGGCTCAGGGTCGCCTTGGCCTGTTGGTTCTTGAGCTTCTTGAGCTCGTCGTAATAGCCCTCCTCGATCTTGCCCTTGGCGTAGGAGAGGTAGCCCTGGGCGCCTGCCTGCACCAAGGTTTCGGTGAACGGGCTAAGCGCCGTGGCTAGCTGCTGGTATTGGTTGTAACCCTGAACGCTGCCGCCACTGCCCATCTGCAGAGTGGTGACGCCATCCGGGGTGCCGAGCATTGCTGGCTTGGCAGGCCCGGCGATGTTCTTGTCGGCGGCTTGAACGAACGCGCCGATGGGCCGCGCTACCGGCGTGATCTGACCAAAGGGGAGAAGACGGTCTGCCATGGATCAGCCCAAGAGATTGACGCCGCTAAACGCGACCTTGGTGTTGCCAGTCCCAGGCCCTGTTGAGCCCGTTGGGGTTTTCAAGCCCTTGAGCTGACCGGCAAAGCTCATCCCCGTGCTGATGCCGCCCAGCACAGCGCTGCCAATGTTCAAGGCCGCGGCAGCACTGCTCGGCGCACCACCGCGCATGGTTGGCGGCGGCGGAGTGATCAGCGTTGGCAACGGCGCGAACGGCGCCACAGGGTCGATGTATGGCTGCTCTTCGTAGAACTGCTGGCTGTTCCAGCGGCTCAGGTACTGAGCAACCTGCCCTGCCTGTTCGCGGGTGTACTGCCGGCTGCGGGTGCGTTGGTTGATCTCCTGCAGTGTCTGAAAATCGCCGGCCTGGCGGGCGTAGTCATTGACCAGGCGATCAACGCTGCGGCCTTCCTGGGCCATGGCCTGCACCGATGCACGGCCCTGCAGCGCCCTCCACTGGTACTGCTGCAACGCAACAGCCTCCTGCATGGAGGCTTCTTGGTACGCCTGCGTTGTCGCTTCGCTGTCCCGCATGAAGGCAGCGCCAGTCGCCGCCCGGGTTTCTGCAACCACTTCCGCCTGGCGGATTGAGCGCATCAGCTCAAGGTTCCGCAGCGAGTGCGTGTAAGACAGCTGCTGGTTGTAGTTGACCGTATCGGCCCAATACTTGTACTGAGCGTTGCTGTCTTGCACGCGAGCGTTAAAACCCGCCTGCCATTGGGCGAACTGATTGTTGGCGTCCTGGAACGCCGTCTGGTTGGCGTAGTCCTGTTGCTGAGCCTGATAGCCCAGACCAGCCTGGGCAATGCCTAGTCCGGCTTGAGCAGCTCCTAAGGCAATCGGGATTGCAAGAGGTCCAATAGGCATCAGGCTGCCCTCCAGAAGTGAGCAAAGAGCTGAGCGCTACGGCCCATTGGCGCCGGGGTGTCGATCTTGAACCCCAGGTGCTCAAGCCAACGCAGCGTTGCCTTGTTTGACCACAGCGCCCAGTTCTCCAGGTACTGGTGCTGCTTCAACAAGCCATCAACCCACTGGCGACCACCGCGCAGGAATTGCTGGCGATGACTCTTGGTTGCCAGCAGCTCATCCGTGCCGAGCAACCAGATCCAAGATCCAGAGACTCCACAGATGCCCACGGCCTTCCCGTCATCTCCATCTATGCAACGGCAAGTCTGGCTGTTTTGCCAGCTCTCATAAACCGCCTGCTCCCCTGTAAGACCGTGGCTGTAGAGCACTTCAAGCCGATCCTGGTACCTCAACATTTTTGCAATGTGCTGCACTCGTGCAGGCGTTGGATCAGCCCACTTCATTGCAGGCTCCTGGCTTGACTGGTCACCAGGCCCACCCATTCACAAGTGCTGAACTTGCAGGGGTTGGCGGTGCTGTTCCGTAGTTCGACGATGCAGTTCTCGCCACGGCTTGCAATCGGGATTTGGAACACCCCCTCGAAATAACGAGAGGTCGCCAAGTCCGGGTTGTTGTTCAGCGCATTGCCGATCTGCGAGGCACGTGCGGCCAACACAGTGCCGTCAAACTTGTAGACCACAGGGTCACGACGCTCAGCGGTGACCCATGCCTCGAAGTAGTGGGTGTCGTGATACCGGAGCTTTGCGTGACGCACCTGCGTGCGCTCGCTGTTGGCAGCCGCCTTGCCACCTCCCACTTCTTTGTAGAGCTTGAACCTGGTAAAGCGATATAAGAACTCAAAGACCTCGCCAAACACAATCGGCTGAGTAGACCAGTTGCCACGAGCCGTAATTGTGCTTCCACTGCTTGCCTCGCCAAGCAGCACGCCACCGTTGCTTGTGCTTGAAAAATCGCTCCAAGCCTGCGTTTTAGCCGCAATCGTGTACGGCAGCGTCCAGCTCGTGATATTGGTGGTGGCGTTGTAAGTACCAGCCGCAACACGAATAGCCGCAGGGGTCGCTGCAGTAGTGGTAACCCGCCGATCTAGCAGTAACTGATAGGGATTGGGCAGCACATCCGCGGTGCGGTCAGCTGCAGAGATCTTCTCTAGCCATACTTGGCTGCCATACTCAACCAGCAGATAGATGGTTTCCTGCACGCAGAGGGCGTTGAGGATCCTGTCGGCTCCACTGAGCTGCCAGTGCCCCCAACTGCTTTGTGCTCGCTCAGCCCCGCCGCCGCTGTTGCGGTAAAAGTATTTGTAGGCGTAAAGCCTTTTCTCGTAACCGCTTTTGCCAGATAGGGCAAACCAGCAGTTGCCTGTGTCGTTTGCCGTCAACTTGAACACCTCTGAAGGCACGTAGCTGTTGACGTATCCGCTTAGGTCAGAGGCATCAGCAACCAGTGCAGTACCAGCACCGCGGACACTGAACTCACGGAACTGACTCCACTGGCCATTGGCTTGGCAAAAAATGATCGTTCCCTGCACGGGGATAGGCCGGCAGTTGGGGTCGATCTCGTACTGGGTCAGCACCGTGATCTGAGCCGTGCTTGGTGTCAGCACGGTTTCAGCAGCGTTGAAGCGGAACTGAATCTGATCCGAGAAGATGATCAGCTCGTCCTGGTACGGGATGGCGTAACGCAGCACCGACACGCGGTTGTTGCTGCCCGTCAGATCAATCGGGTCGCTGTCCAGAACCGCTGTGACCGTCTCCGGGAAGAACTCAAAGAAGTCACGCGCCCGGCTCAGGATGACGTTTTCATCGGCCAAGAACCCAAGCCGGTTTTTGTAGATAAATACGTCCTGAATCGGGTTACCAATAAAACTGGGGTCGGGCGCAGTCTCGTAATCACCAGCGCCACGTTTGCCCCAGGTAGGGATTTGAATGCCGCTTTGAGTGCTGCCGTTGGCTGGGCCAAACCAAAAGTTGCCATTTGGCAAGCGCACCAGGAGGTGCGGCATGGTCGTGGCATCAATCTGGTATTCGACGCCAGGGCTTACCGTCTCCTGCCAGCTGCCTTCACCGAAGGTTCCAGCTCCGGTACGGGGCACAAACTGCACATAGAAGCCATCAAACTTGTTGCCAGGATCGCCAACAATCTCAACTTGGTAACCAGTTGGTGCAATGGTTGGCAGCTCCGTGAAAGCCTGCACTGAATTGGTGATGGCGGTGATGTCCGCATTGGCTCGGGCATCGGAAGCCGCAATCGTGATGGCGCTGCTACTGGTGAAATGCAGCACGCTTCCCTTGCGACTGATCGTTACGCCTGACACACCGCTTAGCGCTGATTGCAAACTGCTGGCAATGTCCTCGGTGCTAATCCTGTTTTCAGTGGTCGTTGTGCCAGTGACAATCACAGGTGCCACTGCGGTTTGCACCTGCACCTGAGTGCCATTGACGTTGACCTTGTAGGTCTGGCCGTAGTTGGCAGCCTTGACCCACACCAAGGCTTCATGAGTAGCTGGTCTGGCAGTGGCTGGCGCCAAGGAGGCGCTCATCGCTGGCACCTTTTTGACGTTGCTGACAAAGGTGTAGTCGGCAATCGACGCCGCCCGTAGATCGCTCTTTGCACTGGTCGCCGTGGACAGATAGCTGTAAGCCCCAGCAGCAGCCGTTACCGTCTTCTCGTTACCAGCCAAGTCGAACACGCGAATCGACGAACTGCTGATCACCACCAGGTACTGCTCAGAAGAATCGCGCAGGATGCTGTGGAAATAGACGTTGCCAAAGCTGGTGTTGCTGACCTTGGCAATGGTCTGCGTCCCTTCCCGCTTCCTCAGGCCCTCGGCCAGGGAACTGACGGCATTGATTTGAAGCTCGCCCTGTGATGGATCCCGCTGCGCATCTGGCTGCTGCGAGATCCCCTGGATCAGGTTGGGAATGGTGTAGCTGACGAGATTAGCCACGCAGATACCCCCGGTTCCGACCAAGCAAGCCAAGGCCCGGTGAATAAGTCGGGAAGGGTCTGAGCCCAGGTCCGCCCGTCAGGCTGTTGGCCTGCGTCTGCTCAAGCTCGACGCGTTGCAGCTCGACCAAAGCAGCCTGCTCATCAACCGCCGTGTACTTGAAGATTGAGTCACTGCTCAACACCCGGTCGCTAAATACCCGGGCTGATCGAATCGTGATCCAGCGGTTGTAAGCCTCGGGACACTCGTCCCAGGGCAACAGCCAGACCACATCAGCTTTCAAGCTGGTGACGTCAGCACCCAGCGTGTAGGTGTGCTTTTCCTTGTCGTAGACCTTTTGCCCCCGCAGCTGGAACCGCCCTGCCCACTCGTAGGCATCCGTGGCCCAGGTGACGATGTTGGGTGGAACTGTGATCTGATTGGTCGCGTTGTTCTTGGCGAACTCGTAAGCCAGCTCTGTGTTCCAGCTCCATCCCCTGGTCTGCCCTTCCTTGTGGAACTCAAGGATCGTGCGCTCAGCCATGGTGGCTTCCACCACCTGCTGGTTTTCAAGGCTGTTGACCGGCTGCTCGCCGATGTTCTGCAGACAGATGTTGACCGCCTCCAGCAGGGTTGTTCGGCCTGGGGTCAAGGCCTGATTAGCGAGGCCCATCGTTGTTCTGCATGGGTGTTGAACTCATGCTATCGGCGGGCACAAAAAAGCCCCCTGATGGCGGCAGGGGGCTTGGGACACCACTCCTAACTAAAGTTAGGGGAGCTCGATCACACCGGCACACTCAGCACGCAGCACGCTCATGCCGATTGCCATGCGGGCAACCATCAGAGTGGCTTGGTACATGATGTTGAAGTCACCGCCCTGAGGGGTGATTTGCAGGCCGGGGCTACGCAGGGTCAGCACACCGATGGCATCGCGGTGGAACACGACGGCCTTGTTCTTCGACAGATCCTGCTGATAGGCAGTGTTCTTGTCGTAGGTGCCGTTGGTGTAGGCAGCCTGGGTGACGTGGTTGGACATGATCACGGGGATGCCCTTCACGCGCAGCACACGGCCTTGCGCAAAGGAACCGTTCTCACCGCTGGCACCGTTGAAGTCCGCGTTGATGGCGCGGGTGGAATCCAGCAGGAAGTCGTACTCGTCGGGACCGACCACACAGAGGAGATCCTCGGTGGGCACGTCCTTCTTCTGCATCGCCACTTTGAGTGCGCTGATCTTGGCGACCAGCTCATCGCCTTTGGCGTTGGCAGAAGCGGCGGCATAGCCAGCCGAGAGGGTCTGGCTCTGACCAATGCGACCGGCGTTGCCGGCTTTGGCCAGGGGCTCAGTGCTGGTCTTGGCAGCGGCATACAGAACACGCGCACAGCGCTTGTCCCATTCCCGAGCCAGAGCCTGGCCCAGCTGGTGGGTCACGTCCTGACGAACATCGACATAGTTCATCAGCTCATCAAGGTCATAGATCACCTGATCGGCGATCAGCAGACCATCGAGGTTGATGATGCGCTCGTTGTGGTCACCAGGAGAGTTGGTGGCGCCGAGGATCGGGGTGCCCGGAACGTGGTAGGCAGCATCTGCCTTGCCCGACACCTGGAAGGCTGCGCTCTTGCCGCCTTTGATGTTGCGCTCCTTGACTTTGCCCTTGAACACGCAAGCGCGATCAAAAGCGTCAAGCAGCTCGGTCATGCCGAGCTTCAGGAACAGAGCGGAGGTATCACCTGCGCCCTGGATTTGACCGATACGGTCGAGAGAAACGTTGGCCATTGGCCTTAATTGGGTTGCGAGCTTCTGCCTATTGCTTCACAAAACTGGGGTGTCTCCCTCGGGAGGCCCAATTTGCTCCACCAGTGCAGATCAACTCATGCGCCCATTGTTACGCAAAAGTGGAACGTGCAAGGGTTTTCTCGTACCAGGACTTGTATTTGGGATCGACGTTGTAAAGCCGTTGGCCTTTGCTGTTGGTTTTGCGCATGGCCTCAATCGCCTGCTGCTGGCTCTCAAACGCCTCAGCCTTGGTTGGCTTACCGCCGCCCAGCAGCTCAGGCTCATCAGAGTCCTGGCCAGCTGCAGCTCGCACTTGCATGGCCCGCAACGCCAAGCGGACAGCAGCCTTGTTGCCGCTGTCCACCGCAACGTTGTAGTCCGCCAGTTCGTCGGCGCTCATGTTGGCTGCAGCCCACTGGCTCAGCCGCTGAAACTCTTGGTCACCACCGACTAAGCCCTTTAGCTCGGTCACGTCTGCCTCGGTCAAGCCGCTATCGGCTGGCTCTGATGCAGCCGGTTGCGGGCGATAGGACTGCTCGTACTGCTCAATCAGCTGCACCGGGATGCCGGTCTTGGCGGCCAGCTTGTCCCGCAACGCTTTGGTGTCTTGGCCCTGGCGGACGGCTGCATCCCAGGCGCCAAGGTCGATGCCCTCTTCATCAGCAGCACTGGCAATGAACTCGCCGTAGTGCTCAGCGGCCTGCTCACGGCTCAGTGGTGCCGGGGTCTCAGGCTCAGAAGTCTTCTGCCCGCGCTGACTGATCAGCTTTTGGGCCTCGAGGTATGCCTTCTCCAGGTCTTCGGTTGACTTGAACTTGCCGGCCAGCAGCTTCTCTTCCTCGTCCTGCTGCTGCTCAGCAGCATCAATGTCTGCCTGCTGCTGCTCGATCTCCTCGAGGAACTGGTCAAACACGTCCTGTTGGCCGGGGCCAACCATGGACTGCAGCTCCTCTCGGGTGTCAGGGGTGGTGGTCATGCTGGTTGTTCAGTTGGTGGTTGTTCGGCAGATGGCGGGGCTGCCATCTGCTGGGTGGTGGCCGCGGCGTTGGCAAGTTTCTGGGGGTCAGCCATACCGCTGGCCATAACCTGCTGCGCCATGGCCATCTGTTGCTGAGCCTGCTGCTCTGCAGCGAGCTGTTCGTCGGTTTTGACCAGGCCGATGATGTCCATGCCCATCGAGGCAGCCAGGCGACGGATCAGCTCTGACGGCATCACGTAGGTGGTGATGCCTTCAGGTCCGATCGACTGTTGCAGAATTTGCATAAAGCGAGCGGTCTTCTCCAGGTCGTTGCCGCGGCCAACAGCCGACAGGCCAACGCTCACAACGGGTTTGACCAGCTCTTCTGGCAGCTTGGGCAGCTTGCCCTTGCGCACCAGCAGCGCCAGCTTGCGAGCCACATACGGCTGCTGGAACTCGGTGGTGAGGATGGCGTAGATAGAGCCCAGGGAGTTCTCAAGCTGCAGCGCTTGCAGCCGGACTTCCTCAGCAGTGACACGCTCGGCATCCCGCATGTCGGCCAGCATGAAGGCCTGTGCTAGACGAGCCTCGATGCGGGCCAGGCCCTGCATCGCAACGCTCAGATCCTGTGCCTTGCCCACCGTGATGGTGGTGACGTCATCAGGGTTGCCGGGCAGGTAGGCACCGTTAGCGGCCTCGGCCAACTTCTTGGGGTTGGCAACGCCACTGGGCTTGACCAGGTGCTTGACCTGGGCAGACACCAGTGACCCCTCGGCGATGGCCTGGCTCAGGGCTTCTGCGGTCTGAAGGTCAGCCATGCAGGCCGCCTCGACGTAGCCAGGCGAATAGTCATGACCGTCGATGCGGTACATGCGCAAGGCCAGCCAAGGCGACTCAGTGATCGGAGCTGTGCCACGGGTGCCAGGAATCTCCTTGTCCTTGACTTCCTGATACCAGCTGACCTTTTCGCCCTCCCACTCCACGTGGGTGTAGAGCTTGATGGTGCGCTCGTACTCAGGAAGGTGGTCGTCCTCCTCCTCGACGATGCCCATGGTTTCGCCGTCTTCTTCCTCAATCAGCTTCCGCACCTTCTCGGGGAGGGTGTCGTTGGCCAGCTCCTCGCAGACGATGGCCTCGAGGGGGTTACCCATCGGGTCGCGCCTGAGCACGTAGCGGTTGAGGTGGAAGCAGCGCAGCCCCTTCTCGCTGACGTACATCAGGGCGTTACCGCCCACGATCAGATGCAACAGCATCTCGTGGACCGCAACGCGATCGTTACTGGCTTCGATGCTGCGCAGTACCGCCCGCTCAAGCCGTGCCAGGGCCAGATCAAACTCGCTCTTTGATTTGCCCAGTTCTTCTGGGCTCGCCCCAGCGGCCATGAGCTGCTGCTCGTTCTTGGCCATCTCGATCTCGTCGATCGTGAAGCGGAAGAACGTTTCCGTTGGGGGCAGCAGCGCCAAGCTCAGGCGGCTGGTGATGTTGTGAACACCGCGAGCGCCAATGCCATTCCAGGGCAGCGGAAAGCTCTCGGTCTGGTTGGGTGTGTACTCGTCGTTGAGCGGCACCAGGTACGGCAGGGTCAGCCGTGCTGCTGCTCGTGCTCTCTCGAGGTAGTAGTTCCGGTCGCCCTCAAGGTTCCGGTAGCGCTTAGTGCAACTCATCTCAACCTCCAAGGTTCACGCCAACGCCTGAGCCGCGCCCGGAAGAACCGATGCGTAGATCAGATGTTGGGCTGGTGGTGCGGGCTGCAGGCGCAGCGGCCTGCTTGGTCTGCTGTGCCGTTGGCGCCTTGGTCTGCGGAGCAGTGGCCAACACACGCAACGAAGCGGACACCGTGTTGGTGGCATCGCGCATCTTTGATATTTGAGAATCCTGTTGCGCTTGCTGAGCCTGCATCTGCCCTTGCACTTGCGCGTCCTGCGCCTGGATTTGCGCAAGCTGCTGAGCTTCCTGAATCCTTAAGGCGTCAACGTTCTGACGCTGCTGGGCTTCTGCTTCAGCTTGCGACGCTTGCAGCCTTGCCATCTCTGCCTGCTGTGCAGCGACAGCCGCTTGCATCTGCCTCTCTTGTTCAGCAATGCGTTGACGCTGTTCTTCTGCGCGACGGTCTGCTTCCCACTGTCTGCGCTTGGCTTCTTCCTCGTGATGCCGGTTGTTGCCGCCTCCTGCACACATGGCTCAAACTCCAATGTTGATGCCAGAGCCCTCGCTGGCGGCAGTAGCGCCAGGGGCAATCTTGAGAGTGCCTTTGAGTTTGTCTTTCTTTTTGGGAGCGGTGGTGGTTTGAGCGGCAACCGGCTCAGTCTGTGTCGTTGTTACGGCGTAAGCAGCCTGTTGCTGTGCTGCTGCAGAAGCAGTAG